TAACTATACCTCCAAGACTCCCACCACCAATAAATGCCGCTAGTTCTGCTGCTTTACTCATGCTAGGTCTCCCAGTGCTGCTGTTCCACAGTCAGTTATACTATCTTCAGAACGTGACATATTATACCAAGTGCCTATTCCGTATGCGCTGGTTGATGAGGCATCACAATGAGTTTCTCTGCCGTAGATAGTGAACGTACAAGTAGTGACTGCGTAGTTTGCATTGCCCATTGCGCTTGAAAAGTTTACTTCGAAGTTTCCTGCCGCGGTGTCTGTAATACTGCTTGTGTTGAGACTGTCACTTAAAGCTGCGGATACAGTAAACTTTGCCCACTGTTTCGCACTACCATTCGCAACAAAGCTAGTGGCGATACTATTATTACCGCTGGCATCTTTTAGGGTGTTAACTCTAAGTTCGCTTGCCATTACGCTAGGTCTCCGTGAAACACCACAGAAATATATTCAGGTTCTCTGGCGTTTGTGTTGTCATAGTTACAATGAACGCGAGTAAAATGAGTATTCATTGAGGTAGAGTTTGCCGCGAACTGCATAAAAGCTGCGCGTCTTCCATCGTTATCATCAGATTTTGCTAATGCAGACACACAAAAAGTTGCGTTCCCCATGTTGTTAGTGACTACAAAAGAATTATCGCCACTGCCATCATCTGTTGCAGATGAAATGTTTAGGCTGTCACTAATTGTTGTGTCACCATCTGTACTGCAAAATGCTTTCGCCAGACCCTGTTGCAGATTAGTCGTGGTTGAATTGCCTTCGCCAGTAACACTAATGGAGCCAGCGGTGGCTACACCTGTTATGGTATCTACTTTAAGAATACTAGCCATTATGCTAAGTCTCCGAATATTGCTGAACGCACACCATCAGTGTCATCGTATGCACCAGCACCTACGCCGTGATAACTTCCATAACATGTTTCAATATCGTAACGACTGGTAGAATTGTCCGAATGATGTTGGCATGTGCTTATTAAGCCTCTTTGATGCCCCGCCGCAACACTAGAACCATCATCATCTGTATTCCATGAACTGCAAAGAACAACTCTATCAGTTGCACTTGAGGTGTTCGTTGTAAGTGCGTTATTAGTTATACCCGTTGTTTCATCAGTAACGCTGGAAATATTTAAAGAGCTATCTGTGGTTGTATTTGATTGGTCATAGTTCAATAGTGCAATAGCGGCTTGCTGCTTGGTCAAAGCAACTGGCCCAGTCCCCGCCTTATCTGCAATAGTATCTACATTTAATACACTGGTCATACGATACTCCAATAACCATTAACCGTGACTGTGGCGTTCTGTGTAATAGGCCCTGCACTTACACCATTTTCATCGCTGTCAATCGTTATATCTGCGCTGATGGTCTGCCCATTCAAGCGGATGATGCTGTTGTTACCCTTGAACGGATAGCGTGTGTCACTCTCTGTCTTGGTGTAGCTGCTAGATATAGCAAAGGTGTCATAGACCACCATCTCAACAATGTCGTTCAGGCTGGCGGCTGTAACTAATACAACGCTTGTGCCTGTCGTAGCTGCATAATCAGTTCCGGGCTTGAGAAGCACACCGTTCTGATACACGTCCATGTACAGGCTATCTGTATACTTTAGTGTCTTCGCATCGCCATCACTGCCACTGAATGTCGTTTGACTAGCCGTGGCTTGATATACAAATCGGTTGCGAACACCGAACTCTGGGGATTTTCCTATGTATGGCATTAGGGCTTCTCCGGCCACTTAACATCATCAAGTGACGTTGCAGTTTTAGTAATATCTCGTAAGTCTTGGCGATATTTTTTTTGCTCGTCTGTCATTGTACGGTCTGATAAAGCCCATACATCCGTATTCATCAAAAGCAAATTACGGCTTCCCCTTAATTGCTCTAATTTTTCTTCATCTGTCATTTAATTATCCAATCGCTGTAATAATTAAACTTGGTCTACGAAACTGTCCGCTTGCGGATCCATCCCAGTAATAAGAGGTATGTAAAGTAAACGTGTTGCTGGAACCATGTTCTCGCCCTTGCATTTTTAATGTTTTCGCAGATGTCCACGTTGCTTGTCGGCCTGTATCTGTATCAGCACTTCCGCCGATAGGAATAACATATTTATAATTAAGTTCAGTACACAACATACTATTCGCTGACATACCCTGTCTGCCATGAACCACTTCATCACTGTCAATAAACAGCTTGAAATGTCCAATGCCGTGATGAGTTGATCCCTGTCGACACTCAAAAATAAAATTATAAATGACTGCTAATGTGCCTGATGGCGGGGTGTATGCGATAGATGAGCCTGTGATATCAGCGTAGCTTGTTGTTAAAGCTTGACCAGAAGTAACGTCTGTTGGGGTATATGTCCCACTATCAACGACATAATTTTGCCCATCACAGAGCATAGCAAGCTGTTCTTTGATGTTATTAACAGCACCAGAGGCTAAACTTGCGGATTGTATTTTAGTTAAGGGCACTTGTTACACTCCTATGCGTAAGGGCTGTCACCCAATACAGATGTGTCCCAAGCTGCTTTTAACTTTGCAATGGTGTCTGCATCTGTGATTGCTTTTGCAGCAGGTGCATCACGCAAAGCCTTTTTCTTGTTAACAGAGTTAGTCTTTGCAGTTGCGTCATCCGCTTCAAGAGCCTTCATATATACGACATCCTCTGCATCAAGCAGTGGTTGACGCACCTCACGAATTTTGTCCTTAAATATCTTTTTTGCTTCGTCCAAATCCTCAGAAATGACTTTGCCACTCAAAGTCCATGCGCCTCTAAAGTGACGGTCAGATGGAACGGTAGCGGTTGAAGCATCAATCGAATTACCGTCCTTATCTACGATATATGTTGTTGGTGCCATGAGGTCTCTCCTATGCGGCTACGGTTTCATCAGTGGCTAAGTCTTCACTAATCTTCCAAGCATTGCGCCACTCTCTTGTCGCTGGAAGCTGTTCTTTGCGGCATATTACCAGTTTTGGTTTGTTTCCGCTATCCCACTCACGCCAAACGTGCTGTGGGCAGTCTTTCATAATCAAATACTCGATTGCTTGCTCTTCTGTCATTGCCTCGACAGGCTCTGTGTTATGAAGCAAATATCCTCTTGTGTGCTTCTTAAAGTCGGGATGTGCCTCATCTTTGGCTAGTTCCCAGTATACTTGCACTGGTGGCAGGATACCGCCCTGCAACGCACAAGCCATCCAGTTGGGGTCAGGGACAAGAACTTTAGCGCACTCATCAACGCTATCTTCGTACACTACACGATACTCAGACTGATGTGGCTCAAGGTTTTCTTTTGCCCAGCAGAGTCTGTCAAATAAGTGTGTGCCTTGAAACTCTGGTGTTTCTATCATGCTAGGTCTCCACAAATTTGACTAAACGCTGAATCAGTGTCTGTATCAGTTGAGTTTGTATGTCCGTTACTTAAAACTCTGTAAGAGCCTGTAGCATTGTTGCTGTTTCTTATACTAACGGCTTGGTCAGCATCTCTATGACCGTTTGTTGTACCAGAATAATTAGCGTTGCCCATAGCACTCGTAAAAGCATGGTCATAAAGCCCTGTGCCAGAATCAGTTGCTGAAGCTATATTAAAACTATCTCGTAATCCAAAAGAAGAACCATTTAAGTTTGCCCAAGCCTTCGCACTACCCTCAACAACAAAATTCGTAGCGATTGACCCGGCGGTGCTGTGTTCTAGGGTATCTGCTTTTATTTTTCCTAGTGCCATTATGCTAAGTCTCCGCTTGCTAAAGAACTTACATCGTCAACATCAATCGCCGCACCAGTGTCTGTCCTAGCACAATAGGTATATATACTTGATGCTGTGTTTGAAGCGTGAGAGACAGTATCTATACTTGTTCTATATCCACCTGTGCCACCTAAAGCATTTCTTGCGTAATCATTACTAGACATACTGTTGGTCAAATTAGTTTCGTAAGCTCCTTCTCCATTATCATCAACAGAACTTGTATTGAACGAATCATTTATGGTTGTTCCATTACTTTGATTACACCACACCTTTACCAACCCCTGCTGAAGATTAGTGGTCGTGCTATTGCCTTCACCTGTTACAAGGATAGATCCAGCAGTGCTTGTGCCAGTGAGTTTGTCTGTTTTTACCTCACTCATGCTAAGTCTCCAAATAGTGCTGTAGATACAAAGTCACTGTCGGCGACAGCGTTATTCGTTGCTCTCGTTCTAATACGATATGAACTGGTAGTCACACCAGATGGACCCTCTGCAACCGTTTGTCCGTTACCGTCTTGATATTGGGCAAGCGCAACTACTGCATAATTTGTGTTAGTCATTGCGTTAGTGAGATTTATGATATTGGAACCTGTGTTATCATCGCCAATCGAAGAAACGCCAAAACTATCGCCCGGTGTTGTTGTACCAGAACCATCGTTATCACTGTTATCCCATCTTGCCCACGCCTTTGCGGCATGTTGCTTAGTCAGCGTAGCTGCACCACCGCTCGTGCTTTGTATGGTATCTGCTTTTAATGTACTCATAGCGTCACCAACGTCCCGCCAGACTCGACTGTAAGAGTAACACCAGAAGCCACAGTAAACGGACCAGTTACGTTGGCGTTCTCTGTGGCTAGGATAGTGGTGTCTACAGTCAGGCTTTGATTGTTTGTGCGGAAGATACCGCCAGACTTGAAGTTGCCTCTGTTTTCTGCGGCAGGTGAAATAGATCCAGAGGACACACCCATGTACATAACAAAGATATTGTTGCCGGAGTTACTTGATGGCGCTTCATCGAACGTAAGAGTGGTTCCGTTAGGCACGGTATATGATCCAGTTGGTTCTTGAACCACTCCATCTACGGAAACGACTATATCTTCTGCACGAACCGTCTGATTGAGAGTAAACGTGGTAGTGCTTCCATCACCACTAAACTCCTGTCTTGTAGGTCTGGCCTGAAAACTAGATACTACTGGATTACCAAGAAAAGGCATCAGGTGATCTCCATTATACTCGCTACAGTATCTAAGCTGTTTGCTGTGT